CGTTTCCAGACATGATGGCGCAAATACATCGTGCTTGCTATTTAAACAATTACAGCTCTAAGCCTTGGTATTCAGCGCTGGTTACTAAGCACGAAACGCTTATGTACCCCGATCCAGACGACGGCGGCGCAGCGCCTACCACTAATGATGCTTATTACACTAAATGGGGAATGTCCTTAATGTGTGATATGCCTTTCGCGCCAATGAACTATAAGCTGGGTTCTGGCGGCGACGAGATCGACAACTGGCCTTTATTTGCCGCCGTTGATCTAACCAACGACACGGCTATTGCTAACACAGCTGGAAACCAGACGACGATTTTTAATAATCGTCAATGGGGCGGACAGTCGATGGGGGATAAATATAACATTTCTGGTGTTAATCTAGATGCGCTAACACCAGAACTTGCTTATGACTTTCAAACATCTACCGACATTACAGACTGGAATACGGGCGGCGGCAATTCTGGTGGTGTCACATTGGTTCATGAGGCTGTTGACGGCGGTCGCCTTAAGGTATCGGGCTGGACTAATGGATATGCTTTTGGTCAGGCACATGTTAAGCCTAATATTGAAATTATAGCCACTGGCGATGCCGACGTAGGCGATGACTTAATGGTTCGTTGGAACATTGGATGTAACGTTCACGGGCAAATCCGAGCAACTACGGGTCAAGCGAATAGTTCTCGTACAGAGAAAATACTTTATTGTAATCCAGACGAACGAGTGCAGCTTGTAACAGGTCATAGAATTACTGGGGCTGATGATGCTAGTTCATTGCAACGAAAACTAAGAATGGAACTGCCTAGGGTTAATGACACTTCTGGAGTCACCCCAGAACTCTATGTTTACAGTGTTGAGATATTCAAGGGAACCAATGTTGACAATCGCGTAATGGCGAAAGATCACGACAACATGCTCACCATTTGTAACGGCACCAAGAATAGCTTCTCGCCAACAATGGGCGCGAAAATACTTAAATTCCCCGTTATGCCGGACCCAGACCACTTACCTACTGGTATCGCCAGTGGCGAAGTGTTTGATTCTGGTAACCCTCCTGTTGTGCCAGCAGAAAGCTGTATGACGTACATAAAGAAATCAACTTAATGGTAGTAAAAAATAAAATGAACGACTCGTTAAAAACATGGGGGCCGTACTTAGTTGCGGCCGTAATGGCATTTGCCGCAGTGAAGTACACCAGCGCACAAAACACCAAAGAACTAGACAAGCAGGACGCAAAACTTCATTTAATTCTCTTGCAAGAGGCAACATTAAAAACAAATGTTGCAACAACGGCAACGAAGGTTGAAGGAATACGTCGCGATGTTGGAAAAATAGAACAGGACGTAGATAAAATAGAAGAGAAAGTGGACGATATACTGAAGCTTTTGATGAAAAGCTCGTAAGCATTATGATACTTAGTGCTGAAGGACGTGACTTTTTACAAAAGTGGGAAGGACTAGAACTTAACTCTTATCAAGATGTTAAGGGTGTTTGGACAATCGGATATGGACACACTAAAACTGCTGGCCCGGATCAATGTATTACTGAGGAACAGGCTAAGTCCTTTTTTAAAGAGGATGTGCGGTGGGCGGAGAAAGCGGTGGAGCAACTTGTTACCGCAACAATAAACCAACGTCAGTTTGACATGCTGGTTAGCTTAGTGTATAATATAGGTGCCTCTCAGTTTGCTAGGTCTACCTTACTGCGGGTACTTAATGAAGGTAAATATCTTCAGGTACCTCAAGAAATTACTCGATGGAATAAAAGCGGGGGAGCCCGGATCAAGGGTTTGGTGCGTAGACGCCTTGCCGAAGCAACTAATTGGGCGAACGCCTAACTAAAATTTAAGGAAACTAAAATGTTTGAAAAAATCGATAACTTTATTAAGGGTTGGAAACGTCACGGAACGACAGGTATTTATGCTATAGTCACTGCGTTCTTAGCCAATTACGGAGTAGACCTCCCCTTGTATATGGAACACGCAGACGTTATTTGGACTAGTCTTTTTGCTACTTATATGGCAATTATGACTTTCTTGAAAGCAATTTCTAAGGAAGGCTAGCCTCCAATGGATGCAATCAAAGAACTGCTGTCGGGGTATCTCGGCGGTAGTTCTGAGCTAGTATATGTAGTGGTTGGTATGGTAGGCCTACTTATCTTTTTTCTAAGGGGTAAGATAAGTACTTGGAAGCAGATTCGTAGGGTTAAAAAACAGGCCGAGGTTGACAAGGCCGATATTCGACGAACAAACCAGATTAAGTTGGAGCACGAAAATGAACTACGCGAATCTAAGCAAGCTATTAAAGACGGTACTTATTTTGAGCGTCGTAAGCGGTTGCGCGACAACGATACCTGAAGCCTTTCAGAAACCTATTACTGTAACACATATTCCTCTTTCCCTTGACCCTAGTCGTGATCAAGTAACGTTAGCGCTTGCACAATGCGAAGCCGATAGAGATGCTTTAGAAGCACATGCTGAAAAAGTAGAGGAATATGTTAAGAAATCAAATACTAAGTGGTGGTAATATTATGTTTAAAAAGTTTATACTTCCTTTTTTAATCGCCGTTACACTTGTTGGGTGTGATGATGACGACGATAAAAAGCCTAGAATTGGTAACCCGCCTGCGTGTTTTGATGCGCCTGCCTACTTAATACTAAATGATGATGTTGCAAAGGCTGGTGTTGGCGCTTGGGAGCATTACGTAACTAGCGGAAAGGCTGAAAAGCGACCTCCTTACTATGGCGTTGATTGTGATAACTCTAAACCTCCTCCAACAAACTTCAACACTGGGCGATGACATGGTTACTAGCCTAAGCGCTGGGTTTCATGGTGATGCAAACGGACCTCAAGATTTACTATTTACTTTGGCTCTTGGTTTACATAAGAATCAATTACCAATGGCTATTGGTGTTACATCTACTACCAAAGGGCTGGACAATCACGTTGCTGGGAAAATTGTTGCTCTATCTGGTTTAGATATTCCTGTCTTATACGGACATAGGATCGATCATTCAGGACGAAGTGAACTATCTGACGCGAGTCTAAAAAAGGAAAGCTTACAATTGCTATGGGTGGCGCTGCTGGAGATGTTGCTCAGGCCGTTAAACAAGGTGCTAATAAGGCTAACATAACACTAGTAGGAACTTTGTTCGGCACTAGCAACGAACTCCGCAGCGGAGGCGCTAGAGAGGCTGCTAAGTACCTTAAAGGTAAGATTAAGATTATCAATATTGGTTCTCCAGAGTATCGTGTTCTTATCGACGAAATGCCCGTTGCTGGTAATGGCGATGAAAATAAGCTTATAAAAGATAACCGTAGCATTAGGGCGTGGGATGCTGTATTCAGCCCTGCGATAATGAAACATGCCGCTGAATTGAATTTGTTGCAAAGCAGAAAGGGGCGTAAGCACAATATTCCGCTCAGAATATCCGACTTTATGAATTTCGATAGGGCGCTAAGCGGCTCACCTGCAACCTACAAAGGATATAAAAACTATACCGCAATAATGAATCGGGCTAAGGCTGGTTTTAACATCATGCGTGATTTAAAGCCGTTGCCTGTTAAGCCAAAGCCCCCAACAAAGCCAACTCGCAAGCTTTACACAGCGGCCGACTATCGAGGTAAGCCATGGGCTTGGAGCAAACCCGAACAACTGGCCTGTTACATCAAAAATAACTCGCGCTGAAATTAGCTCCCATAAAACTATTTTAGATCACACTAAAAAGAACGTTTGGAAAGGTAAGTTTCACTCTAAAGACGCTAACGGAAGGGATGTTATAGTTAACGGCAATTTAAGTTATAGATTTATTAGCGGTGGTAAAGTAATACAGTGGCCTGTTGATCATTTTCGGCCAGGCCAAATCAGGAAAGGGATAGGCTGCTCAAGCATCGAGCACAAGACCGTAGGAAAACATAAAATAGAATACATGCCGGGCGACGTTATTGGTGTTATGGCGCACACTCAAGCAAGGGTCGGCACATTAGCAAACGGTAAAGAGAGAACAGCGGTAAAGTTCATAAAATGTAAGTAGCACCAGCTCCTATTTTATGGTAAGATAAAGTCTTGTCTTAAAATAGGAGCCCTATATGGCAACCGTTTCTTTAAAGAAGGCCAAAAAACTCGTTGCAGTTTGGCCGGAATCAAAATCACTAGCCGATGCCATGAAGAAGGCTGGCTTCATAACAAAAGACCCAAGACAACAAAATAGAAATAGAAGAGCAGTTGAAGAATTGCTTGACATTACCCTCCCACCACACAACCCAGAGCTTTCATCCTTCTGGGACATCCAGTGCCCCTCCACTTTGGATTTAAAATCTGCTCGAAAGAGTAAAGATTTTATTGTCACCTCCTGCACTAACGATTCTCCGTTGATCAAGCCTTTCCTACAAGCATTAAAAAAATTCTCTGATCATCGAGAGGGACAGTTACTTGTAGTACCTGTCAGGTATGCTAATCCAAATGCGATCAGGAAACAGAAGGAGAAAGGACTTAACTGGCCTACCGAAATAGAACCGTATGCACTTACCAAGGACCTACACTTAGGTAACAAGTTAGTGATCTCTTCTCACAGACTTAATGCAACGGCTGTTAATCCCTTGTCCGGTAAGCAAGCCTTATCTGGGCAAAAAAGTGCAATTTATGGGCACCCACAATTGGCTATGGAGTTGGTGGGCACTCCTAAAAATAAAACGCCAAAGGTTATGATGACCACAGGTTCTTGCAACCGGGCGAAGTACTCGGCTACCGATGCCGGAGGCAAGGCTAAGTTCTACCATACCCTTTACGCCGTTTACATTAAGGTTATTCGCGGCGCGTTTCATTACATACAGCTGGGGTGGGACGGTAACGGTTTTTGCTTCGGGGATGAGTACTGGACCGAAAATGGCCTGTCACAGGAGCCCGCTGTCGCGAATATCGTACATGGTGACAGCCATGTATGGCATGAAATCGCTGAGATATCGGCGTCAAAACACAGAATTAACGCCAGAGTACGACCAGAAATACAAGTTTGGCATGACCTGCATGACCAACACATAGGGTCGCACCACAACACCGTTCGTGAACGAGTAGAAATGGCATTGAAAGGTGACGTGTTCATTGAAGATGAAGTACGTATGTCGATCGATTATCTGGAACGGTTGGGCCAAGGCACACTAAACTACATTGTTGGTTCTAACCATAATGATCATCTAGACCAATGGCACAATAAATACAATGTGCATAAAGACCCTGCCAACGCTAAATTTCATGGTTGGTTATCCTCACATATGTACGGTACGAACCAATCGGCATTAGAGACCTGTTTTAATGAGTGGGGGTGCTCAGTTCCTTATGAGTTCTTGGATCGCAATGATCCAAAGATGATAGCCACTATTGACACCTCTCAACATGGAGATGTAGGCACTAACGGTGCCCGTGGTAGCGCAAAAGGATTCGCTAAAACAACATTTAAGGTTGTGATAGGACACAGCCACACGCCGTGTATTGAAAAAGGGTGTTGGCAAGTGGGTACCAGTACCGATCGGATGCCTTATGCTAGAGGGTACAGTACGTGGATGCTAACAGACTGCTTAATATATACAAATGGTAAACGCGCCTTGGTTAATCACATTAACGGCAAAACTATATTTGACTATGTGTAAAACTACTAGGGTATTAAAGCCCTAGTAGCGCCACGAAAGGCAACACCAAAAATGTTACGATTAATGTGTTTGTGAGGATTGTTTCTATTCTTTGTTCCATATCTGCTCTCCTAATTAAGTGAAGCAGTATTCTATGGTAACGCGCCTTCCTTGGCTAATGACATGTTGGTATGGTGAACATGAATCTAAGTTATGTTAAAGATTAAAGATTTTGTTAACATTCTCAGAAGAGAACTGTCTTGCAGCACAGAAGACCCCTTCCCCTACACTTTCATGAAATACACCAGCGGGGGTATTAGGTCGGCGGCCCATAAGTCCTTTGTGATTAAACAACATAAACCCATCTTCAAACCCATGTAACAAGTAACAGTTCCCTCCCGCCGCGCCTCGCGCCACTAACCAAGCCTCTTGGTAGGGCTGAAAGTGAGGGTTATAAATTGTGTTTACACGGGGCATTTTCTTATCCCATTTAGCCTCTATCCAGCCATTTATCCCTCCTAGCCCAAAGCTTATATCAGGAATACCCACACTAAGAGAGTCTTCATGTAACTGCCAGTGCAAAGGTAAGTAGTTATCTTTAGCGTACTTTTCAAAGGCTTTGTGTACTTGCTTTTTGAATTTAGCTTCGCTCATAAACTAATCTCCTCAATTTCTCCCCAACTTGGACCACGTTCGGCGTCCACAATTAAAGGCACTCTTGTTGTAAAAGCTGTTTCCATAAGATGTTTTACCTCGCGCATCGCTTCGATATGTTCGTTACTTTGGTTCGCGCTGAAGTCTAATTCATCGTGAACTGTTAACATGGGCACTCCCACCACGTCACAAACACCTGATTGATAGATATCAACCATCGCTTTCTTCATGACATCAGCGGCGGACCCCTGAATAACGGCATTGAGTGCTTTGTATGTGAAAGCACGCTTGATGCTAGGGCCGTACTCATGTAGCGCTTCAGCATGGGGCTTAGCGAACTTACCCTTCTGCCATTTTCTTGGCTCATAAAGATCGAACCGTCTGCGCCGCCCGGCCAAGGTGTGTACAAACCCCTTCTCCTCGGCTCGACGCATCGCCATATTCAACAGCTCTTTCATGAACGGTACGTTGTCGTGGAAGCGATTCAGAATTTGTTTCCCGTCAGCTAAATTGACCCCCAGTGATGCTGAAAGTTTACCTACTCCCATACCATAGATCAGGCCAAAGTTAATAGTCTTAGCCTGCTTACGGGTTATGCCAATATCGTTAGCCGTCAATTGATGGGCATCAAAATTGATATCTTCATCGTAGTTCGCTCTTAGCGCATCGGCAGCAGGTCCCTTAGCATAGTGCAAGGCTAGGCGGTACTCTACAGAAGAGTAATCTAACTTGTACCAGTCTTCGCCATCCTCGGGCACGTACAGAGACCGCATCAGCTTATCGTTTGGTATGTTCTGCAGGTTTGGCAAACTACTGGAGAAGCGTCCTGTGACCGTACCATATTCGTCACCACGTAGCTGGTTAAAAGCCGGGTGTATCCGATCACGCACCACATAGTTATTAATGTAGCGATCAAGAAATACGTCATGCATCTTGGTTGCTTTCTTAAGCTCGTTAACTTTAGAGCCAAACTCAGAATTTTCTAATACGGCCGCGGTAAAAGACGGATTACCCGCTTCGGTACGAGCATAGGGCAAGTGCAACTTTAAGTACGCTTCTTCAAGACAGCTGGACTCATACACAGCTATCGGCATTCCCGCCATCTCGTCTATCTCTTTCTGTAGGGATATCATGCGTTGGGCCGCGCGGGACTGAACCTGATCCACTTTAGCCATGTTAACCCTAACACCTCGCGCTTTCATATCCAAAAGCATAGGAACCAGTGCGGTCTCTAGATCAAATACGTCCCATAACCCTTGCTTAGATAATTCGTCGCGTTGTCGTTCCCAGATTCTGATAGGCAGCGTTACATCACCGATACCATACTTGGCTACTATGTGAGGGGGGCATCTATAAATGTTACCGGCCTGTGTTCTTGTTGCTCTTCCGCCAAACTGGGAAGCACAGTATTCATAAAGATCATCATCTACTTTAGACTCTCCTAGATACCTGTCGGCCAAAGAACCTAACGCGTAAGACTTAGCGTTCTCATCTATTAAGGGCTCTGCAACTTGAACATCAATGATCTTTCCCAGAACCTTTACCTGATGTTGGTGAGACAGGTAATCAAGATCATATAAAGCATTTGCAAACAACACTTCTCTGTTGGGATTGTCGAGCAGGTCCTGTAGCCACCCCATTACCTGTTCTTTGTTCTCGCATTCATCCTCATAGCCTTCATGTTCTACAGGGATATAGTACCCCACCACCTCACCAGATTCGAACTCCGCACCCACGCCCAGCCCCGCAACATATCCTCCTGTTCGTACACTAGGTCCCGTCTTTTTTAAATTAGGATCGTAGGTCTCTATGTCAACACACAATCTGGTAGCCCCGTGTAGATCGGGAAGCGTTTCTTGTGTGGACAGCTCTGTGCCCACGCCTTGTTTAAATATCATGAAGGTATCCGCAATTGACCGTTAAAATAAATGCGCCCTCCCTGCATGGAGGACGACTTTAGGTATGGAGAACCCTTGGTCTAAGTTAGAACTCGTTTGGTTCGTCCTTATAGTTATCTGGTGCCGTTTTCTCGTTATCCTCGGTCTGAGCATAATCAACCTTGGCACCCCCCGCAACAACGATGTCATGAAACTCTTTAGCTGCGGTAAAAACTTCTGGGTCCTCAACCAGCGCACCGATTTCAAACTGCGGCAACTTCCACTTGTCCTCCCCCTTTTGCTCATCCGTCGTTGATACGATGTATGTATGGCTGTAACAAGGTGGGTTGAACTTACCGTTTTTACCCGGTAAACGTAAGTTGGAGATCAATGCGTTAAAGTTTTTAGAGCGTTTAATAGCTGTGGATTTCAGAGAGATAATACACGGCACTAAGTCGCCGTCAACCACCTGTAACACATAATGTAATCGTGTATCAATCACAAGGTTACCGTTAGGGTGCAGGTACTGTCCCTTCTCGTTCTGCTCTAGCGACAAAGCGTAGTCCTTGTCAACGGCTCCCCTGAAACCGCCGCCTGCATCACGAGGCACCCATTCAAGGAACTGACGCTCGTACGCTACGGGAATTACAACCACAGGTTGCTCAAAAACTTGACGGGTTCCTGTGTTGTAGAACGCGCCGTTCTTAGCACCTTCAACCGTATCTAATTCAGGTGACAACTTACCTAACAACTTTAGAAACGGTGTCGTTAAGTCGTCTTGGTCGAAGTTATTACCTTCTCCCGCCAACGCTTCGTAGTCTAACACTGCAACTTCAGTGTTTTGTTTTTCTGCTAATTCTTTTTTACTCATTATAAAGGTATCCTAGTTTTATTTAATTACAGTTTTTTGGTAGGGGTAGTAAGAGAACGAGTCCGGTGGCGTAAGCCCCTCTTCGATCATCCCCCTCATAGATGCCTTCAGTGTCTGAGGATGTACTGACTCAGTATCACTAAATGACAAATCATTGTCCAGCAGTAAAGTTGCTGCTGCCTGCGCCTCGGCGGCTTCTCCGCGATCAAACTGGACAGCAAGCTTACGCTTAATAATCTCTTCTTTACCGTGTAGTCGGAGCCAACTAAAACACTCTTCTTGCTCAGCTTTACGCACGCTAATAGAAAAGTCTTCTGACACACTGACCTTGCGCCCGTCATCAAGTTCGAACGCCCTAATGTTGCCCATCTCTTTGAAGAGATCAGGTATGTCTTGCTCCGAAAGCTTCTTGATCACTTTCTTTTGCGACTTAACCTGCTCTTCTAGGTCGCCTAGCTGGCGTACGGCGTAGTCCAGTCGTGCAACTAAATCCGACAGGTCAGTTACCTTGTCGGAGCTCGGAAGGTCCATAGCTCTAGTCTCTACGTCCTCCTCCATCATATCTAATATACTTTTTTCGCTCATACTAATCTTCTCTTATTTTTTAACCATTTCAACCCAAGCTTTCTTAGGGTCACCAAGTACTAAATCACTAACATCTTTTTTTTCTTTAAGAGCCTGTAGCACGGCTTCATCGATTGTATCGATGCACACTAGGTCTAGATAAAAACAGGTGGCCTCTTGACCTTTACGGTGCGTTCGATCTTCCGATTGTCTTCGGTCTCTAAGTGAGTAGCTGTTGCTGTAGTAGATGTTGTACGTTGCGTTGACAAGTGTGTGCCCGCGAGACATACATTTGTTAGTAACCAAAACATTACAGTTCTCATCTTCTTTAAACCTAAAAATCTCTTTCTCTCGATCCTCACCTACCACCCCACCATGTATAACAGCACACCTTTCTTCACCGATAGCTTTAACTACCGCATCTATTTCATCTCTGTATCGGCACCAGATAATAACATCAGTGGTAGCCGTGTACTTATCTATGTTGGTTTCAAGCCACTTAAGTTTAGGGTTCTCTTTAGTAGGCACCCCCTGCTCAGAGAAACCCCCCGTAATACGTGCCAGTTTGCCCATCATGTCGAGAGCGTTCTTAGCGTACACTAGATCATCACTATCTTCTAGTACATAGAATGCTCGATCAAGCATATCATTGTAGTACCGCGTTTGGTCCCGTCCCATTTCAAGTGGAACAGTTTGGTACACCTTGTCGGGCAGATCAATACAGTCTTCTTTCAACACTCTGTCGGTGTGCTGCTTTATGATCTCCCCTAATTTGTCCAGATTTCGATGACCAACCGGGAACTTCTGGACTACCTCTTTGGCCCCCACCTTAACAACCTTATCTTTCATGATCGAATACCGCGCACGAAAGCTATAATAATCTTGCTTGAGTATTGACGGACTCAAGAACTGCAACTGTGACCACGCCGCCAAAGGCTTACTGTCGATAGGAGTACCCGTCGCAATACGGCGCACGACAAACTCCGATGCCTTCTTTAACATATACTTGGTGCGCTTCGCAGTGGGGTTGGAAAAGTCGTCAGCCTCATCGATTACGCCCATACACTGATGTGTTTTAAGTAGATAATCAAGGTACGCTATTTGCTTAACAGCACGAGAAAAGCCCTCGGTGGGAAAACAAATGATCTTTAACTTATCCCGATGGTTATCTTTATCAGCGATCTCTTCGAACTCACGCACCCACTTTTTACCTTTACCATTGTAATAGGTTATCGCGATATGGTTAACAGAGGCGTGCTTAGGTATCTCTTCTATTACCCAGTTAGCATGTACTCCGTTCGGAGCAATCACGATCAAGCAGTCTATAGCCCCTTTGTGGTAAGCGTAAGAAGCGTGATCAAGCAGTGCTTTGGTCTTACCCGTACCTTGGTCCCAGAATAGACCGAAGTACTTCTTACCTTTGAAATGGTCGTAGCTCCATTGCTGGTGCTCCATCGGAGTGGTTTTTAATTTAAGTTCTGTCATTAGGCTATCATAACTTAACTACTTCTACGCCTTTATACTTACCATCACCATCACGTAAATTGCGTAGCAGCATCTGATAACTGACCTCATAAAAATCACACCATGTTTTTAGATTACGTACATAAAAATGTTTGGCCTCGCACAGCACTTCATACTCAGGTGTCCCCTTATCCCACGCAATACTCTCACTCTCTTTATCTTTCGTAACTAATTGTCGAATTCTTTTTTGAACTTTCTTTGTCATATTTTACCACCATATGTACGGATTTAGTATACTAACATTATACCACAGTTTAAAACTCCGGTGTTACATGTTTAGTGTACACTTCAAGCAACTGGCGTTCCGTCATATCACGGTAAATTTCATCATCGGACAACACACACAAGCTGTAACGCTTGGTGGGCTTACCTGCTTGATTCTTGTTGATAGCGAACCGCCGCACACCATAATGATCTAAGGCAGTGTTGATAGCCCTATTAGATATTCCACTAATACCCTGTGACTCAACCATGTGACGCCTAATTGCAGAAACCTCACATATTGGGTGGGTGGTTGCAAGATGCTGAAAAGCCTCTTGTGTTTCTTCAGCGCGATCAGGTGCTGTAGTGGTTTCCTGAATGGCCGCTTTAAACTTAGCTTGTCGATCAGACTGAACAGGTGCTTGGTCAGTAGTAAATTTACTAATGTCGTACTCTAATAGATACGCAAGTATGTTTTCAAGTCCGCCACCAAAGTATAACCAATCGTGGTACCCCTCAATCCAATCTTTGCGTGCGTCGTGTACGGTCACGCCGGAGTTTTTAATCGCGGTAGCAGATACAATAACATAATAGCGTCTGTCCGAGGGCTCTATTTCGATAGGCACTAGATGATTAGACAGGCCAATGAAACGTGTCACGTTATCAATCTGATACTCATTGATGTATCGCTTCTTAACCGTCACCTTGTCGTTAGTCACCTTATCTTTGAGTGCGTTAGCCAATGCTTTGGTTTGTGAGGAATGACTGATACGCATTTCTTCAATAGCCACTACAAGTTTGTTTTCTAACATACCTGTCCAATTACCTAGCATGTCAGAGGCCGGGATAGACGCATAATTGTGGTTCCCCACCAATCTCCCCAATATATCACACAGCGTCGTTTTGCCCGACCCCTGACCACCAATTAGAATAGGCATGTGCCGAACTTTTTGTTCCGGTTTTTGTATAGCGTGTGCCATCATGCCTAATAAATAATTAATAGAAGGTTCTTCGCCGTCACACAAACTACTCACATGTTTTAAAAACGGATCAACATTACCCTGTTTAGGGACAAGTGTTGTGGGTGTCCAGTTATTCCAGTATTTCTCAACTCCGTAGTTAACGATCAGTTCCTTGTTAGGAAAGTAACCAAAGCTCCGCACGTTATTACACGCCAGCATCCGGGCCTTGATTTCTTTCTGAGGAAAATGCTGCCCGAAAATCAAAGGTATCTGATTCGCCTTAAGGTGCTGCCCATCTGTTGTAAAGCAATCCGCGTCAATAACATAGGTTAGGTAGGGCAGACGCTGTTCGACAGGTAGCAGGTTTATTTCATCAATTACATAATCTTCTAATCGGGTTACTTGATCTGAATACCATCGCTTGAGTGCTTCGAAAGCGTCGGCTGGAAGATGTTGTCTAAGAGTTTGTTCTCCCGCCACACGTCCTCCCCCATCAAGCTTTCTAATTGTAGCCTTAACTTGAGCACTTCGGTCCTCTGTATCGCCTGTGATCTCTCCGATTGCGGTAATAACATCCAGTATCGTTTCCTGATCATATTGATTCTTGGCAAGGAACCCAGCGAGTCCGAGTGCAAGGTTGTGACGACTGCCATCTGACCAATAAGGGGTGATAAAATCACATGTCGCAACCAAACGTACTTGGCGATAGAGCCATTCACCAGATTGAATAGTGTCGGGCACGTCACCCACAAGCTCCACTTTAGCTCCAGAAGGGTGCAGTGAAGGCGCAACCATTGTGTACTGAGAGTGTCCTGATCCGTCTGTTCCGCGCATTTCGCACGACATCTTGTTAGACGGGAGCGTAAACTGTTTGGTTTGGATTGGTTCATGGCCTGTTGGTATGTTATATAAGTAGTGGGTGGTAACACCATCTTTTACTAATTGAAGTGTTTTAGGTAAGAGCTTAGGAGCATAGCGCCGAGCGTTCGGGGAGTCCAAGTCAATATCAACACAAGTCTTACCCAATAAAAGACCTATGTTGTTGGCTTGGCCTTCCCCGAACCGTCCCAACTCCGCCTGCTCTTTCCACGGTGTTTTCTTCCAGTCTTTATTGGCTGGAATTTTACCACCGGGCCTGCCCGCTATCGGGTGCCATCCTAGTTCGATATAATACTCCGCCGCTTCTAACGAGGAGTCGAATTCTTTAAACAACACCCTACTTAGCTTCCGCTACTTTTGGGTGGGTGGGGCCCCTTCTATAAGGCACTCCTTTGTTAATCTTTATACCGTTTATTATGTGCTGCGAAGGAGAACCGATATAAACACCTTCTTCTAACTGACGTGGACGCAGTACACGCTTAGTATCTAAAGCATCTTTCTTACGACGGGCACGATAATCGTCATAACTTTCATTCTCTTTTCTTTTTGGACAGGACATTATATTACCTTTTATTAGTCTTAATAGTACTGCTTTTCTAACTCATTTAGTATAGCACAGCAATGAGCCGTCGCCAAAAAATTATTGTCTTGCATAAAATCTAACATAAGAATCAAAATCGAAACAATGTCAAGTGGGTCCCCTTGTTCCACCAAGACACCTACTGTATTAGACACACCTTTCAGCTCATGAGGTAAAAAATGTCCTCTATCTTCGGCGTCCAAAATAAATTCCATTTTGGGTAAAGCACTCGCGCTCTCCAAAACCCTAAGTATTAAACTCATAATTTCTTTACCTCTTTTGTTTTTAAATAGATGATTCGCGACAGCCCCCTGCCAGAATCAGTGGTAGTTTCAGCAACCCTTAGTTTGTAGTTCCATTGCCGGGAACCTGCTAACCTCGACTTGTACTCTAGTACCTCTGCTACATCCCCTTTTCTATAACGCTTAAATTCGGGACTGATGTGGGGGTCCTCGACCAATATCTGTACTTTATTGACACTTGGGTTTTTATTCATAGTTTATTTCAGTAACACTCTCACAAGCGCCATCGGCTAAAGCTGTTTTAATTTGGTCTATCATTCTCTTTCTCCAGCTTGTCTATGAATTGTAAAATTTCTTCGCCTACCTGACGAGAAGCATTAACCCCTTCGATTGTTGCGAACGGCCCACCCTGACTATATGTCTCAACAAACTCACGTATGCGCTCAACACGGTTATCGGGTTTAATGTCACTACCCAAAACATTAGCAATATGGAAAGTACCGCGACCGTCTTTAGTTTCTATTTCCAAAATAGAGCTAATTTTATATTTAGATTTTTCTTTCTCGGATAAAATGGTTGCTTTTTCAGCAATAAATGCGATGCGGAAAAAATCCTCTATATCTGACTTGTTCAATTTAATATCTCCTATGTTCCAGCACAGTAGTGCTAGGGGTTATTTCCAATAGTGTTATTATCTTGCCTAAAGTTGTATTCCTTTTCTGCCTCAGATTGAATTAACCCATCTTGCAAATTTTCAGCTAGCCAAAGAAGGTAACTGTCTGGCAAATCTTCTATGTCTGTGCCTTGATGTTTTCCGAAATTAATTATCATAGCTATACCTCGTTATTTTTTGGGTTTAGATTTTCGTGGCACTGATGTGAATATCAGGCTCGGCGTTTACGCTGAATAAACCCTTTGACTCACCTTTGTAAAACAGCTCAAATGTTTTAGGCCAGTCAGAGTCCCAGCCTTCGTGGTTGTGATAGTCATTTTCCCCCGCAGACCTAGCGGCATATTGAGGCTGATCGGGGTTATATTCAAACAATTCATCTGAAAGTATTCTTCTTTGCTTCGGTACTTGATAGATAGACTCGTCGCATTCTTCGGGTATTTTATATGTCCAATTGTTCATATCTCACTCTCTACGTTAGTTGGTTGGGTCGCTCTAATCTTGTTTAAAACAATGTCGCAAGCCCAATCAATGTCGCTGCTCTTGTTTACGGTCTGCCTATGTATCACACTTGGCCAATTCCATATGCGC